ACTGCTGGCGGTGACGGTGTTGCTCTTTGCTCCACTGACCACCCGCTCACAAACGGTGGAACTTTTGCCAACACTCCAGCAGTAGCTGCTGATTTGAACGAAACTTCCTTGGAAGACGCTCTGATCAACATCGCTGGTTTCGTTGACGAACGTGGTCTGAAAGTCGCATTGCGCGGCATGAAGCTGCTCATCCCACGCCAACTGCAGTTCATCGCAGAGCGTCTGATGGTTTCCAACCTGCGTGTTGGTACAGCGGACAACGACACGAACGCTATCCGTTCGATGGGCATGTTGCCTGATGGTTACGCCGTCAACGACTTCCTCACCGACCCTGATGCGTTCTTCATCAAAACAGACGCGCCTCGCGGCTTCGTCCATTTTGAGCGTTCCGCGCTTTCCACCAACATGGAAGGTGACTTCGACACCGGCAACATGCGCTTCAAGGCGCGTGAGCGTTACAGCTTCGGCTTTAGCGACCCGCGCACAGTGTACGCTTCGCCGGGGGCATAAGTCTCCAACCAGTACTAGAGTCAGGGGCGGTCTTCGGATCGCCCCTTTCTTTGTGCGAGGACCTCATGTAGCATACGTGTATTCTACTGACAGTCGCGTGGTGCGGCTGACATAACCCACGACAGGAGAATATCATGGGTAAAACTACTTTTTCAGGACCGATCGTATCCTCAACAGGGGTGATCGTTAAGGGCAGCATTATTTCCGGTCTGAAACCAAGTCTTTCTGGGCTTGCCGTATCGACTAAAAACACTGCGGCCACACTCACCTACGATCTAGGTGTCAACCTGAACAACTTCACGGGCACCGCTGCGCAAGCTGTAACACTGCCAGCATGTACGGAAGAGAGCGTCCTGTGCCACGCACAGACTGTCGACACGGCAGGGGGCGTGAACACCCTTATCTTCACTACTTCTGGCGACGATGTTTTTGAAGTAGGCAGCATTCTATCCAGCCGCACAGCAAACGCAGTATCGTTGGCAGTATCGGTTGCCGGGAACAACAGAATAACGTTCACTCCCGCAGCGGCTACCACAAACATGATGAGCATCGGCTCATACATTTTCTGGACCTGCAGCCAAACCGGCATCTGGCGTGTTTCGTACGACTTCCACCACCAAGGAACTGGTGTAACCGGCGCGTTCGCCTTCTCAACCGTTTAATAGGAGGCTGACATGTCGAGTGACGTAAAAGCATATCCTTGGGCTCAAGGCACTGCGGCTGGAGTTGCCGGCCCCTTACGGTCTCGCCTCCGTCAAGTTGTGATTTACGCAGAAACTGCAGGATCGTTTACTTTACGGGACGGTTCGGCCTCGGGGGAGGTTTTGCTCCTCCAACCGTTTCCGGTGGGGATGAACTCTTTGAACATTCCTTCTGACGGCGTTCTTGCTACTGGGGGCGTTTATGTCAGCGCCTTCACAGGGGCTAACAACGACCTGACAATCTTCTTGTCGTAGGATCTTCTCATGCCTAAAATCGACAAGGCCAAAATGAAATGCAACGTTCCGAAACGCCAGGTTTCTGGCGGGAAGAAGTCTGTTGTAAAGGCTTGCGACAAGGGCAAAGAAAAGATTGTACGGTTTGGCGATGCCAACATGACCATCAAGAAATCGGACCCGAAACGGCGCAAGTCTTTTCGGGCCCGACATGGTTGTGACGAGGGAACTTTGGACAAACTAAAGGCCAGATACTGGTCCTGTAAAGCGTGGTAGAACAATGAAGCCTACGGACGTAATTCTGGGTTTAGTCGGCACTGTCGGGGTGAGTCTTTTGAGCTTTGCCGCGTTGCAGGTCTATCAGATGAACGCTCATATGGCGGTTGTTAGCTATAAAGTTGACGAGAACCACGATATGATTAAGCCTATGTGGCAAGATTTCCTGGTCAGAAGGGCTGGACTCAATGACAATGTCGAGGCGTCAAACGTCGTTCCAAGTATCCAAATCTCCGAAAGGGAAAACTGAGATGAGCAAGCCAGGACTTTGGAGCAATATCCGTGACAAGAAGGATCGCATCAAAGGCGGGAGCGGCGAACGCATGCGCAGCCCCGGTGACGATGGAGCCCCTACCGCCAAAGCGATAAAAGAATCGCAAGGCAAGAAGAACGGTGGTATGGTGCGGTACAAGCAGGGTGGCTGCGCTATGGCAGGCCGCGGCGTCCGCGACACAAAGATGGGCTGATAGTATGACAACATCAGGATCAAGATCCTTTAATCTCGACGTTGCCGAGGTGATAGAGGAAGCGTACGAGCGGTGTGGGCTAGAGGTCCGCACGGGATACGATGCCAAGACCGCTAGGCGGTCCCTGAACCTGATGTTTGCGGACTGGGCCAACCGCGGGTTGAACCTGTGGACCGTGGCCCAAGGCACAACAGACTTGGTGCAGGGCACTTCTACCTACACGCTGGGCTCTGACGTTGTGGACATGTTGGAGATGGTGCTGCGCCGAGACGGCACGGACTTTGAAATTGAGCGTATCAGTCGGGGGCAGTATTTGTCATTCCCGAACAAAACAGATCAAGGGCGGCCGTCTCAGTTCTACTTCAACCGGCAGATAGACCCGGTGATAACACTGTGGCAGAGCCCTGAGAACTCCACGGACCAGCTGGTTTACTATTACGTCCAAAGGATTGAAGATGCGAATGCTTTGGTAAACACAACGGATCTTCCGTTCCGGTTTTATCCGTGTATGGCGGCGGGCTTGGCCTACTACCTTTCGATCAAGCGGGCTCCAGAGCGTATTCAGATTTTGAAATCTATTTACGAGGAGGAGTTCCGACGTGCCGCGGATGAAGACGAGGACCGAGTTCCTTTACAGCTGACGCCCGGCCGTAGTTATTCGAGGTTCTGATGGCATACGCTAGTGAAAAAAACGCATGGGGAATATCCGATCGGTCTGGGCGCCGCTATCGTCTTCGTGAGATGAAGGTTGAGTGGTCGGGTGCCAAGGTGGGCCCTGACGAGTACGACCCCAAGCAGCCGCAGCTCACCCCTCCCAAGGTGGGCTCTGATCCACAGGCTCTTCGAAACCCTCGGCCGGAATCGGGGCTTGCGCAACAGAGGGCTGTTCAATGGGGCTGGAACCCCGTAGGTTTTAACGCGCTACCGGGCTTGTCTCCTCCAAACGAACTGGTTGCAACAAGTTCTGTAGGAACAGTGGTGGTGATAACGACATGAGTTTTACATATGCCCAGCTAAAGCAGGCTGTCCAAGACTATACTGAGAACGACGAGACAACGCTGGTGAATAACCTGCCGTTGTTCATTCGCGCTGCCGAGGAGCGTATCCTAAAAAACGTGCAGCTGAGTTTGTTTCGCAAGAACGCTACGGCGCTGACGTCGGCCTCCTTTCAGTATTTGAAGGTTCCTTCAGACTTCTTGGCTCCGTTCTCCCTGAGCTTGACGGGGACCGCCGGTGACAAGTTCTTTGTGGATTTCAAAGACATGAGTTTTGTGCAGTCGTACACCCCTAATCCCGCCGTTACGGGGGCTCCAAGGTACTACAGCCAGTTTGACGTCGACAACTTCGTATTGGCACCAACGCCTGACGAAGGCTACACGGCAGAGCTGCACTACTTCTATCGGCCGCGAAGCATCACAGCAGGTGCTGAGGATGGTACGACATGGCTCAGTGAGAACGCAGAGATGTCTCTTCTTTACGGGGCTTTGGTTGAGGCGTATATATTCATGAAGGGGGAGCAGGACGTCATGGCGATGTACACCTCTCGTTTCCAGGAGTCTTTAGTCGGCATCAAGATGCTGGGTGAAGCCAAAGAGACCACCGACGAATACCGGACAGGTAAAGTTGTGAGGGCCAAGCGATAATGTTTGAGATGAATCTAAGCGTGAGTCAAGACCAGCCGATCATCGGCGTTCGGACCACAGATAACCGAGGTTTCACCCCGGAAGAACTAGCTGAACAGTGCGTGGGTAAAATCATCTCTGTCTCCAGCGAAGCCCACCCAGGGATACGGGACCAAGCGACTGCTTTCTCTAAGCAGATCGAGCAGCTTGTGGCGCACTACATGCGGCAGGCTATTCACAGCGACAGGACAACTGTGTATACTGCATTGGAACAAGCGGGCCACAGCGATCTGGCCGCGCTCATAAGGAGAATTTAGATGGCTTTTAGCGGCAACTTCATGTGCACGTCATTCAAGCAAGAATTGATGACTGCCACACACGACTTTACGAACGGGACAGGCAGCACGTTTAAGTTGGCACTGTACGACAACAGCGCATCTTTCACTGCGGCAACCACGGCCTACACGGCAACCAACGAGGTGGCCAACTCTGGGACGTACGCCGCTGGCGGCGGCGCCCTGACCAACGCCACACCGAGCACCTCGGGTACAACTGCCTTGACAGACTTCACAGACCTCACGTTTACGTCGGCTACAATCACTGCTCGCGGAGCTTTGATCTACAACGACACTGCGGCGGGTGATCCTTCTGTTATCGTCTTGGACTTTGGCTCGGATAAGTCTTCAACTTCCGGCGACTTCCAAATCGTCTTCCCTGCGGCTGATGCGAGCAACGCTATTATCCGCATCGCATAAGGATCTGAATCATGGTCACTCTCGTAAACAGAGCTAAGGTAGGTACTGCTACTACAG